AACATGGTCAATACATTAGAAGCTACTAAAGCATTTTACGAATCAGCAATGAAGAGTGATATCTTTGGTAAAATTGACTTTGGTAAAGAAGAAGTAAAACAACAGACAAATAGCGAATCCGTTCCATTTTAGTTTATGCATAAGCAATTAGCTGAACTATTTGCTGGAGACGATTCCAAGTTCATTAAGGCCACCCTTACAGGGGTGGTCAATGAACGTGGTAAGAAAGAAGCAAAATATGAAACGCTTCACGAACCAGTTACGGAAAGTCTTTGGCAAGATCATTTAGACGGTAAATTTAAAATAGGGATACGACCCGAAAAGGGAGAGGTAGCCAAATGGGGTTGTATTGATGTAGATCCAAAAAATTATAAAGAATATTCCACTAAAAAATATGTAGACTTAATTAAAACAACTAACTTACCGTTAGTGCCTGTACTATCTAAATCAGGAGGACTACATTTATTTTTATTTTTAAAAGATTGGGAAAGTGTAAAAGAAATTAGAAAAGTTTTAGATAAATGGAATGATAAATACTTTATGTCCGATGAAGTATTTCCTATGAATAAAGCTGTAGGTATGCCTTACAGTAATGCTAATGCCGCTTCAGAATATGCATTTGATGAAGACGGTAGAGGTATCTTATGTGCATCTTTTATTGAATTAGCTAAACAAAAACAAACTACATTAGAAGAATTAAAAAATTTTAAAGAAAACTCTTATGAGCCAGAGTCACAATGGTCTAGCTATCCTCCTTGTGTACAAAAATTAATCAATGAAAAATGGCATGGAGATAACAGAAACAATTTATTATTTAATGTTTTAGTATTAGAAACAAAAAAGAATGAGTCTATTAGTGTGGAAGATTTAGTTAATATAGCTAGAAAAAGAAACCAAGAAATATTTTCTAGACCTTTAGATGATAAAGAAGTTACTACGTTAGCCAAGTCTATTAAGAAAGGTGGTTACTTTTATAAATGTCCTCCTAAACATCAAGAACTACAAAGTATATGTAATAAAGAATTATGCAAGATGAGGATGTTAGGTATACAACCCGAAACACCATCTATCATAGATAAGTTTACTAATATCACTTACGTAAAAGATTTAAGAACTATGTATTATGAATTTGATTATGACGGTCAGCATATCATAGTTACTCCAGAAGATATGAAAGATGAAAAGTGTTGGAGAGTTAAGTTTTTAAAATACGGCATCTATTGGCTTACTTTACCTAGACCTAAAAATGGACCACCTCCATTTGAATTATTATTAAGAGAAATAACGGTTAGAGCAAAAGAAAATAAAAACATGCAGTTTGAAGAAACGTTAGAAGACGCACGTTATAAAGGATTAAAAGATTTCTTTGAAGATACCATAGAAGTAGATGACTTTAATAAATTAAAAGACGGTTATGTAATCTTAGATTCTAAAACAAATATTTGTTATTTTAAAAGATCTACGATTGACGATTGGTTTAAAAATAAAAAAAGTAAAGTATTCCACTCTGCTTTAGACGCAATAAAGTTACTAGAATGTAAACGTGTTGATTATGTGGAAGGTGTTAAAAACGTATGGTCAGTGCAAATGCCAGACTTTGTAAACCAACAATCAATTAAAATTAAACAGAAGGAAGATGTAGTATCTGAAATGGATGATGCATACCACACAGGAAAATTCAGAAATCCACAAGCTTAAAAATATTTATCATAAGACGATAAAGATTTATGGGCCACCAGGAACAGGAAAGACTACTACTTTAGTGGAAAAGGTAGTACGTAAATATTTAAGTAAAGGAATAGATCCAGAGCAAATTGCTTTTATTTCTTTTACCAATAAAGCTGTGAACACCGCAAGGAAAAGAACCTTAGATGCTTTTCCCAAATTATCCGATAAACAATTTAGTCGTTTCCAAACATTACATAAATACTGCAGAAGATATTTTGATGAAAATATATTTGATATTAAAGAATGTATGATTGATTTTGCTTTAGAAGAAACCATCATTAAACATACAGATAAAAGATTAGATGATGAGGGTTTTATCTACAAAGATTGGTCTTTGTCTATTTATGATAAATCAAGAAACATGATGCGTCCTCCTATAGATGTATATAAAGAAGAGTCCTACAAGGAAGATAATATAGATTTATTTTTAAAAAAGATAAGTGCTTATGAAGCTTTTAAAAAAGCGGATGTACGAAATCCCTTAATTGATTTTACCGATATGATTGAAAGAGCTATTGATGAAATTAAATTTCCTTCTATTGAAGTATTAATACTAGATGAAGCTCAAGATTTTACACCTTTACAATGGTCAGTTATTTATAAGATAGTAGAAAATGTCAAACGAGTATATTTAGCAGGAGATGATGACCAAGCTATTTATAAATGGAATGGTGCAGACCCTAAATATTTTACCACTTATTTCCCTGGAAGAAAAGTAGTGTTACGTCAAACTTATCGTTTTGGTTCTAATATCCATAGCTTTTCTCAAATGATACGAAAAGATATTACGGATAGTATTGAAAAAGAATTTAGAGCCAATCCAAATAAAACAGGAAAGATTAAACGTTATTTATCTTTTAAAGAGATAGACTTTACCAAGTACCACGGCTCTTGGTTCTTCTTAGCTAGAGTAAACAAAGTTGTAAATCAATTAAGAATGATGGCTAAACAAGAGGGGTTATATTATTCTGACAATAAAGGAAACAAATCCTTTAATGAAAATGAATGGTTAGCGATTAGAGCATGGACAGCTTTAACAAAAGGAAAAGCTATTCATAAAAAAGAAGCACAGATTGTATATAGATACATAAGAGAATTAAAAGATGCTTCCTTTAGAGAAGAGGATTTTTGGAAAGATCAATCTGAATACACAGAATATAATTTAACTTATTTAGAAAAAGAATGTGGTTTAGATTTACCAGAAGATATGAAAACAAAAACATGGATGCATGTATTAAATAGAAACTTTATACCAAGTCGTAAATTATATTTTGTTAGTTTATTAAAAAGATATGGACAGAAAACATTAGATCAATCTCCTAAAATTATTATAGATACCATACACTCGGTAAAGGGAGATGAAGCAGATAATGTGCTGTTATTTAATAAATGCGATTATGCTTCAGATTATAACCGTAAAAACAAACAAGAACGTATTGATGAGAATAGAGTAATGTATACAGCTATTACTAGAGCCGTAGATAGTGTACATATTCTATATGCCAAAGATCGTTATTATTACCCTATTGGGAAACATTATTTAACTTATCAACAGGAGAAAATATACCATGACCGATCCAAACATGTTTAGAGAAGTATTTCCGTCTTTACGACAAGAGGGGGGAGAGCATTATAAAAAGCATAAGATACAGCCCTATACTTTTATAACAGAAAATGAATTGTCTTTTTTTCAAGGTAACGTTATTAAATATGTAGTACGTTATAAAGATAAAAATGGAATAGAAGACCTTAAAAAAATTATTCACTATTGTGAATTAGAAATAGAACAATTAAAAAAATAATGAAAGATTCGGCAAAAGGTAAAATTGCAGAACTATACGTAGTTAATTACTTTATGGAAAGAGGTTTTTATGTTGCTTTTTCTTTAGATCCACAATGTCCTTTTGATTTAGTAGTTACGGATAAACAAGGTAAATCTAGATTAATTGATGTAAAAAATTTAAAGGTACGTAGAAGTAATTCAAGTCATTGTAAAGTAGGAGATAGAATAGGAAGAGGAACAACAAAAAAACAAAAAGAAATGGGGATAGAATTATTTGAAATAGATATTTCTTCTTGTCAAAACAATTATAAAGTGTATAACAAACGAATCACATGACGGGATTACAATTATCAATGACGTTTAAAAAAACCATATGGTCTACTCCATCCGAGTATAAAGATTTATCGGGTTATTCTGAAATAGCCATTGACTTAGAAACAAGAGATGATGCGATCACTAATAAATTAGGTGCAGGTTGGGCTACAGGACAAGGAGAAGTAATTGGCTTTGCTGTAGCAGTAGAAGGATGGCAAGCTTATTATCCTTTTAATCATTTAGGTGGTGGGAACATGATATATGAACAAGTGATTAAGTACATGCATGATGTTTGTGCATTACCAGCTACTAAAATATTTCATAACGCACAGTACGATGTAGGCTGGTTACGACAAATGGGTATTAAAGTTAATGGAGAAATTATTGATACGATGATTGCGGCGGCGATCATCGATGAAAATCGTTGGTCATATTCTTTAAACAATGTGGCACGAGATTACTTAGGAGAGATTAAAGCAGAAACAGATTTGATTGAAGCGGCAAAAGATCATGGGGTAGATCCCAAGGCAGAGATGTGGAAACTACCTAGTGAGCATGTTGGTTTTTACGCGGAACAAGATGCACGGCTCACGTACCTGCTATGGCAACGTTTTAAACATGAAATTAAAACACAAAGTTTAGAAACTGTATGGGAACTAGAATGTAAATTACTTCCTAATTTAATTAAGATGAGAGAACGAGGAATTAGAGTAGATGTAGAGAAAGCAGAATCACTAAGAAATGATTTTATTAACCAAGAGAAAACAAAGCTATTAGAAATAAAACAATTAATAGGGACGGATATAGATATTTGGGCGGCAAGACAGATAGGACATGCTTTTGATAAATTGAAGATACCTTATCCACGAACTGAAAAAACAGGGGAGCCATCATTTACTCAAAATTGGTTGCATAATTCAGAGCATAGGATATCTAAGCTAATTGTTCAAGCCCGCGAAATTAACAAGTTTCATAATACATTTTTGCAAGGCATATTAAAGTATGAACACAAAGGAAGAATACACGCTGAAATTAATCAATTGCGTTCTGATAATGGCGGTACGGTTTCTGGAAGACTGAGTATGTCTAATCCTAATTTACAACAATTACCAGCTAGAAATAAAGAATTCGGCCCAAAAATAAGAGGTTTATTTTTACCTGAAGAAGACCATAAGTGGGGTTCTTTTGATTATTCACAACAAGAACCACGAATGGTAGTTCACTATGCTGCTTCTATTGGAGATGGTTATGAGGGCTCACAGGAATTGGTTGCGGCTTATGAAAATGCTTCAGCAGATTTTCACCAAACTGTTGCAGATCTTTGTGGTATTGAACGAACACAAGCTAAGACTATTGGTTTAGGTTTAATGTATGGTATGGGAAAAAATAAATTAGCCGCAAGTTTAGGATTATCTAAAGAAGATGCAGATGTATTAATTTCTAAATATAATAGAAAAGTTCCTTTTGTAAAATTATTATCGGATCGTTGTATGAAAAAAGCAAATGATGATGGAGTGATCAGAACAAAAAAAGGTAGAAAATGTCGTTTTGATAAATGGGAAACAAAAGATTGGGGATTACATATGGCAGACACTGAAGAAAACATTAGAGCCAAATATGGAAAAGATAATATGAAACGTGCTTATACCTACAAAGCATTAAATCGTTTAATTCAAGGATCCGCCGCAGACCAAACGAAACAAGCAATTGTTTCTTGCGCAGAAGCTGGTTATTTACCTATCTTGCAAATACATGATGAATTATGTTTTAATATCAAAGACGAACAACAAGCAAAAGAAATAAAAACGATTATGGAAAATTGCATGGAGTTTAAAGTTCCTAGTGTAGTAGATGTTTCTATAGGAGATGATTTTGGACAAGCTTCATAAAAATGAAATTGCAGGTTTTGGTACAGTCATTTGGCCTTGGTACCGAGTATTTAAAGAACGATTAGAATTAATTAAATTTGAGGATGTTAAAATTATCCATGGTACTCATAATGATTTTAAACAAACCATTAGAGAAGATATTAAACAAAATGGATTATTGTGTCCGTTAGTAGTAGATAAAGATTTACAATTAAGAAATGGCAATCATAGATTTAAGGCTATTCGTAAACATGGGGATGCTTCTTTTTTTTACAAAGCACAATCTGATGAGGAAGTTAATTTTTTATCTAGATTTAATGTAAAGATTTGGGAACTTCATCCGCACGTAAATGATCTAGGCTTTTGTTTTGAAGGTAAAATGAAAAAATATACTGATAAATGTCTTCATCTATTCAATACCAATGTAAGATCTGTGGGCGTTAAGCACACCTAATAGAGCAAAACACGAATTACTATTGTGCTCCCTGTGTTTTAAAAAGGGACAATATTCCATATGCTGGAAACACCAGTTATAAAAAAAATAAAAAAAACAAAGCCTCTAAGTAGATATTTCTAGTTCTTCTACTGGACTTTTCATAATTCTTTCAGCTTCTTTGTGATACGAAGAAATCATTTTTTTTCTAATTTCTTTTATATCCTTTTCAATCTCCGTTAAACCAACAGTGTACCCGTGTTCTAAATACTCTTGTGTCCACTTTGATTCTAATGAGAGTTTATCAGCTAAAAGCTTCTGATCTATATTCATTAGATCTCCTCAAATGTAATAAAGATTTTCTTAGGTGTGTTAGCGCTTTCGCTCATCTCGTACTCACCTTTATTAAGTTTGTTTATGAAAGCAATTTTAGCGTTATCATCATCATTTGCACTTACGGCACAATTTATTTTTTTACCAGCATAATGTGCGATAAAACGATATTGCTTCATTTGTATATTATAGTGAATAAAACGCTGTTAATCAAGCTTTTTATTGTGTATTTAAGGATTGACAAAGGTGTAAATATTGGTAAATGGTTTAAATGGCAAAGATAAAAGACCCTATTACCATTAGTGAAAAAGCATTACACCAGCTTATAAAAATGTGTCAAACCCAAACTTTACTGTACGATAATTACAAAGAGCAAATACAACAACAAGGTTATGAAATTAACGTATTAGAGAAAAGAATAACTTTACTTGAAATATGCATCAACAAGAAAAAGAAACTAGAACATTGAACGATTTTCACGAAAGTTTAAAATTATTATCTGGTAAATTAAATAAAGCTGAATATTCTTTTGTTGCGGGAGTACTATTCCGATGTTTAATGGGTTCTAGGTTTGGTTATCATGACCACGATCAAAGAATTTTACAAGATATTCATAGCATATGGGTTAAAAACCGCGATAAAGTTGTCAAATCTAAGAAAAAAGTATTTAAATTAAAAGTAGTGAAAGGTGGAAAAAATGAAAAATAACATATACAATGGTTCTATGCCTTATGATATTAATTCCAAAGATAAAAGCATAGAAACTTCTGAGTGGTCTGGACATGAAATAACCAAACTGATATCAGATATCCATGAAGACTATGAAAGTTATACTAAACAGAGGGCTAATCCGAACATAACCTTACATTACCGTGACTTACTCTCCTACCTTATTAAAACTTATGGGCACTAGTTTTGCCTCTGTATTATTAAATACTGAAGAAATTCAATCAGAAAAAAAATTATGGAGAGGGGTTCTTTGTAATGCATTGGAAGACGCTTGTTTACAACAAAACGATAGAAAGTCTAGTATCTATAAATCACAAGCGCATAATTGGATCCTTACTAAATCGGACGACTTTGAACTAGTCTGTTATTGGGCTGGTTTTTCTCCTGAACATATCAATGAAAAATACACCAAAGCAGTACAGGATTTAGATATTACTTTTACTAATAAACAAGTGGCTTGGGCTAAATATTATATTCAATATAATAAATACAAAAATGCTAGGGATCCAGAATCTAAACTGTACCATAAATACAGAATGGAAGATTTACGAAAAAAGGTAGTATTAGCAACCACTTATGTTATTACCTCTGTTTTTATTTCCACCATCTGTTGACCTAACCCTTTCTATACCCCATAATTTCTTGGGAGGAAAATAACTATATGGCTACTAAAAAGAAAATAAAAAATGAAACTGTGGAAGATATCTTAGACAGAATACAAGAAGATATCGATTTAATTAGAGAAAAATGTGTCTGTAATGGAGAAGAAGACTATGTTGCAGATGACGAAGATTTTGACGAGGAAGACGAAGACTAAATTGTAAGGTATACTAAGGGGTAGAAGAGTTCCAAATTCTTACTACCCCTTATGCGCGCTGTCGGCTACTTGTGCCGAGCATTGTAATCAAACACAAAAATAATTAAAAAATTTGATTACAAAGACCGTAATTCTATAACATCATTACCCATAGAAATAACATATAACCAATGGCTAATCCTGTAGCCATTACTATAGATAATAATAACAATAAATCAAGAAATTTTTTTATCATATTTTTTAAAAGCCTCTTCTAAAGCATCTATTTCATAAGCATGACAACCGTCATAAATGCGGTAACCGTCAATAACTACAATGAAATAGTACTTTGTTTCCTTTTCTTTGTTAAATATTTGTTTTTTTGATAATGAAATAATCACGATTTCATCGTTCTCCTTGCTAATAATATATTTTGGACAGTTTCTACCCTTAAAGCCAAATTAGCCTGTTCCTTGAGCTGTTTTAGCACATCTGCGTGGGTATATTTCTTGCCTACAGCCCCGTGGCCAAAGGCTATTTCATAGCATGTGTCTATGAACATTTTGTCTTGTACCTTGGGGCTAATGTAGGGGGTGAACGATACACGGCTCACGGATCTAGGGTCTTCCATTCTTTAATACTCCTACGATATCTTTTAAACTATTTGAAATTTCTTCCATGGTTAAATTTAAATCAATTAATTCCATACGCATCTCCTCTTGGGTTTGATGCATGGTTTTATCTTCCATGCCACCGCGCATAGCTGTGGAAATCAATTCTAATTGTTTTTTAATTTGATTTATTCTATTTTCGTCCATCATTGTTGTTTACCTTTCTTTTAAACCATTTTTTATGTCTATGTTGTTTGAATTCTTCTAACGATAAGATATCTATAAATTCACGCGCGTAGGTTTCTCTTTTCCATTTATAATAGGTAGGTAAACTAGAAAAGTGATCTTGTGCTTGTTGTTTAGATGCAAAAAATCCATAATGTTTTATTTTCTTTACTCTATGGCTTGGGTCTTCTGTCATTAATGTTTCTCTATACTTTACAATATATTTGGGAGATTGATGAAATGTTTCATAATCTTTTAAATCTTGTAATGTTGGTTCTGGTAAAGCTGTCATTGTAAATAATATTTCTCCTTTAATTGTTGTTTAACTTTGCTCCAAAATTGTTTTGCCCATTCTGTTTGTGCTGTCATCAACGCCATACTAGCTTTAGTATATCTACATACAGGACAAAGTTTTCCTATGCAATGATTATTTGAGGTCATTTTTTTATCTCCTTTTGTTTAACTCGTCCGTCATTCGTTCTTTCAATATGTTGCCATTTACATTCAATAGTTATTTTTCCCGCAGTATCACACCAAATAATTATGTCATGACCATACGGCCTCGTATGTATCCAATGTTTTTGGTAAGTAGGTAAAGTAATAGTAGTCATATTCTTGGTAATCTAGGTTCAGTTAAAATCCTTTTAAATTCTTCTTCTAAATATTTAATAGGATGTTTTCTCATGTTATGAAGTAATTGATTAATAAGTTTCTCGGGATCTTTTCCCTTATAATTTTTTAATTCATAGTGAATTTTTCTAGCATAGTTTTTTATGTCTTTGTCTGTTATGTTCATTTATTGCCTCATTGTTTTTGTTAAATCCATATTTATTTTTTCACGAAACCATTTTTGGCCGTCATATTCATAATGATAAGCGTCATCCAATGCAACATAAAAAATAATACCATGTCGATCATACTCAACATCTTCTTTAGTTAATGGTAGAAGACAAAATTCTGGATCTGTTTTTTTGCGTTTGAATTTTCCAATCAATCTAATTGAAATATTTTCATCCATTGGCATATCTAATAATTGTTTGATTAAATCTCCTACTTTCATGCTACCCCCAGTTTGTTTAATGTTTGTTTTTCTTCTTCTGTGATTTCTTGATCAGAACAAATTTTGATTGTGTTCATCATATAATCATCCCAAAAGACACCCTCTTCTAAGGTATTCTTTTTGGTAATACCCCAAAATTCTTTGCAGTATCCCCAATCTGATTTTTTTTTATCAAAGATGTACCATGAATTATGGCAATGCTCTCCAATTTGACATTCAAACTCTACTAATATATTTTTCATTATTTTTTCAACCTTTCTTCGTTAAATTTATACCAACCTATTTCTTCAAGATAAGTACAGGCATCATCAATACATTCTTTTAAATCGTCTGACTTATATTCAACATCTTCATCAGCATGACAAGCAAGCCACCCTAATTTTTGACACAGTTCATCTTCTCTTTTTGTAAACATTATTGCTCCTTTGCTATTTGTACATCTTCATCAGTTATGGGATCACAGATCCATTCACAATTTACATCATCTTTTAAAGTGTAATAAATCACTTGACCCTTGTTATCGCATAGTTCGTTTCCGTCATCATCATATTTAACGAAAGTTATATTTTGTAATACATACATGGTGTTGCTCCTTATATTTGATTTATAGTAAATTGCATTGGTTTCACAGAGCCAGCGCCCCCCATATCAAAGTCTGAAATAAAATAATAAACATTTGGGTCGTTAGATACAAAATGTTTATCTTTCACTTTAATACCAACTTGATATTGTTGATTATCATCATCTTCATGAGTTATAGATACACGAACATCGTTGGTTTTAAACTTATCTCTAACCGCCAAAGCAACGGCGCAAGATAAACCGCAACCACCTTGACCCTCATATATATTTTTTTGTGTTATTTGTATTTGCATTGTTTTATCCTCTATTCTTCATCTTTGACCTCGTCCCCCGATATATCTACTTGGCTATCATCGCCCCAATCAGTATCTTTAAAGGTAGTTTTTATTCCGTCCTTACCGACAAAAGAATTTGTTTCATTGCTTATGGATACATTACCCAAAAAATCTATAATTTCGTCTTCGGTTAATTGGACATCACTTTCAACAGTATAGTTCCTTGTATCTTGTGAAGTTTCTTCTACATGATAAGTGTATTTATATTCTTTCATTGTTTTCTCCTTGTACTTTAATGTTTGATAAATCATCGAAAATTTTTGTAAGCGTTGTATCTGATAAATTTTCTGAATTAAATTTTTGATGCTCAATGACCGAGCCGTTTTCTAAAATAAAATTTACATCTAATTGTAAAGTATTTATTTCTATATCTTTTACTTTCATAGTTTTTCTCCTTTGTTTGTTTTAATTTCTCTCCACTCCAATAACTTCTAATCCCTTAATATTAGTAAAGATTGCACCCGCATTGTTTCCCTCATCATCTGCACTTGGCGTTAAAATAGTTCCATTACTAAGATGAATTTCACAAGGCTGATAATCCCAATCTAATAATTCTTTTGTATCTTTGGGGCTTAAATATTCAACTTTAGTTATCGTTTGGCCTACTAAAGCTTTTTTTAATTTGTCCATAAATTGTTGTTTCATATTTCCCTTTCGTTGTTAGTTATTACTTAGGCTAGCCTTTATAAAAGCAGGTGTCTAATTAAGTCCGACCTATTTGGACACCTAAGTAGTGATCAGCTTTGGGAAACTCCCCTTGGCGCTGACCGAGCCG